ATCAGCACGTTGTCAGTTTTTACTACTCGTGCGAAAGATAATAAATAGTGCATATCAAAGACGTGTATCAGTTGGTTAATAAATTAGGAATGAAAGCTATTGTATCTAGAGCTCTATTGCACCGAACTAGAGTGAAAGGTAGGATAAAGTGGGATTTTTGTAGTAATCATCTTCAATATTGCGAGTGTGATTTGAAGTATCGAATACTTTATTCAGTGTTTACAACCCGCTTTGAGGAACAGGTTTTGTCAGGGGTTATTTCTCGTGAGGAAGGTCTGAAAAGATTTTCCGATAAAGAGATGATGATGAAACTCATCATACGATTAGAAAATACATTTGAAAGATGTGGCATGCAATTTTTAGTGAGAGATAGTCCTTTAAATGAACTTCAATACAGTTCTCTCATTATGTCTACACAGGTTGGGAAAAATCAGAGAGTTATACCTCCTCTGATACCATCTTGTAAGCTTCCGGCTGGGAAACCAGTTTGTCCAATACATGAGAAGATAGTTGAGATATATAGGGAGTGGGATATTATTAAAATAGTACCCAAATTGCGTGCAGTTATGAATGTTCCAGATGATATCCTTATTAAGTATATAAAACGAGGGTGGCGACTAAGTGATTTGATTGTTGAAGGTAAAATTCCAGAAATTGCTTATGAGAATCGTCCTGCCGTTTTTTCCCTTTTAGATACTTGTATACAATCTATGTCTTATTATAATAAAGTTTTTTCCCATACTACTCTCAGAGGGCGAAACTTTGTGCATACTATTTCTGCTACAGATAATTTATATCCATTTAAGTTGCCAAAAGTGATGGATAGATTTGATAAAGAACCTTTCTATAATGCTAAAGCTCAACAAATTTTTAAGAGATTTCTTGCTCCTGCTCTCCAGATGATGTATCATATTATGGGAGTAGATAAGGAGTTTGGTCGTCATCGCTTTAGATTTTTAAAAGAAGAATTGATAAATATATTGATCCAGGATTTTAGTTCAGGAGGAATTACAACTGGTTCCGGTCGTGTTGTTCAGCACGAGGGTAATATATATAATTTGTCGTATACTGGAAAGAAAGGGACTACTAAATATCATGCGATTAAGCAAATTAAAACGGCTTATAAGGAGTTTGATGGTGAGTTAATATTGCCAGCTCCTAATTATAATCTTTCTTTGAAGGAAGAGGTTTATAATACTAGTGAATTACCTACTTATGAAGAACATGAAAAGGCGGCTGATAAGGTTAGAGTTTTTGTTATTGCAAACTCCCTTGGCTATTATACTTCATATTTAGTTAATTCTTTGCGTGTGAAATTGGAGCAGAATTGTAAAAATATTATGATAGGATTTAAATGGGACCAAGGTGGTGCTTTACTTTTGGCTCAGCTTAACCATTATGACTCTGATGATGTGGAGTGGGGTACAGGTGATTTTTCTAAGCTTGATACTACATTGAAGAAGATGCTTCTTCAGTTGTTTACTACGGAGTCTATGAGATATGTTAAAAACGAGGGAACTAAAGACCATATGTTTCATGAAAAATTGGTTCAATATGTTGCCAAATACCTAGGATCTAAGGTTACGCACATGTTTGGAGATTTATGGAGACTCGTTCTTGGTACTATGCCATCTGGAGTGTTTGAAACTTCACATGGAGATTCATGGATAGTACTTTTGATTTACTATTTGTTTATAATATATACGTTACATACGAGTAGGAATTCTGCTGAGATACTACATTCGTTAGTGACTACGAAGAAAACCGGCATGGTTGATTATGGAGATGATTTCATTATGAGATGGGAGAAGAAACATAGAGAAGAAATGTCCGTATTTAGATTTTCGCAGTTTTGTAGAAATTTTGATATGTTGATGCGAGACGAGGTAATTGTTGAGAGTTACTTGTCTCAGATAAATTCTGATGGAGAAATGTCAAAAAAAGGTGTTGTTTTTTTGAAACGTTATACAATAAGTAGTAAGAGCTTTAATAACGCAGATTTACCAGCTGTTCTTCCATTTCGTCCCACCACAGATATTGTTACGAAATTTGCAACGAGTTCCCATGGGAATAAAAAGAGTTTAAAGGATTATGCTTTATCCGCCTTTGGGTATGCTTATGATACCAAAGGTACAAATTTACCAGCCTATCAGTTTTGTAGATTGGCATTCTACAAAATTATGAAAGAGTTGCAATTGGATAAGGGGTGGGTGCGTCAGTATTTAGAATCTGAATCTAAGCATGATGTGACTAAATTTTTGAAGAAATTGGGTCTACATGAAGAGAAATTGAAAGAGGTATTTCCAGAGTATACTGATTTGTTAATGCGGAATGTGATAAAGGATGAAGACTATCATATTCCAAAGCATCCTGAAACTATGTTCTATGAGACTGCCA